TGAACTGTGCCCTCAGCAATATCGATTCCCGTTTGCGCAGTATCTGACACGACATCGGCTGTCTTGTTAATAACCGCACCGGTTGTATAGCCAAACAGAGATAGGATGGGTGTCAATATAGGTCCAAAGATGGCGATTATAGTCTTGATTGCATTGCTTAAATAATCGAGCAAGTTCACACCAACAAACGATAGAAGTAGGAGAACAACGAGGACAATTATGATTAGATTCTTTCCGCTAAATGAATCAAAACCTGAATCACCATTCGGGGCATTTAAAACTTCATATTTCGGTTGAACACTTTCCATTGCTTATATATTTATTAGATATATATTCGTTTGTAATAACTCTTTTTTTTATACGTTTATAGTAAAAATTATGGGTGCCTTTAATTTTATTGAGTCGTTCTTTTTGCTAAGTTTAGGGATTACATTCGTATTAATTGTTCTCCTGGTTTACCACTTTAAGCAGAAGTTGAGCACAATGGAGCAAAAGTGTGATACTATGTTCGAGATTGTTCAGAACCTTGTGCAGGAGTTTAAGACAGTTAAACAAGGGTGTGGTTCAATGCCTGTGCAGGCTTCTCATCCAATGTCAATGTGTCGTGAATTTGTTAGTTCGGATTTCATGAGGAATGTTTGTGATAACGAGGAAGAAGAGGATGAAGAAGAGGATGAGGATGAAGAAGAGGATGAGGATGAGGATGAGGATGAGGATGAGGATGAGGATGAAGAAGAGGATGAGGATGAGGATGATGATGAACGTAATGTCAAAATAATAAATATGAGTGAAAGCGCTATGGAAGAAATAATCGAGTTAGAGCCGGAAGCGCCTGTAGTTATTGAGGAGACCGTCGATTATAAGAAACAGACGGTTGCAGAACTCAGAACTATAGTCACGTCACGGAGTTTAGCGACCAACCCGAGTAGGTTATCGAAAACCGAATTGCTGAAGTTATTGGAGAAATAAATTTTACGACTATATTATATAGACAATGGAACGCCAATATGCTAAATACGATAACACTTTAGTAAAACCTATACCTTCGCGATTCAAATCGAGTCCGATATCAGAAGACGATAATAGTAAACTACTACGCAGTAACTCTATCATGACGAATGCTGATTACCGTAAGTATATGATTTCGAAATCTACCATTATCAACGAGCGCAATACCAAAGAGTATTCCAAAAGTCTTTAGACCACAAATAGATATAGAATAATAGTAAACTATTCTATATTTATGAGTATAATTAGTTTCGATATCGGTATTAAAAATATGGCGTATTGTGTGTTTGACGCAACCGGTGGTGTGGTCGATTGGAATGTTGTGAGTCTTATGAACCAAGAACCTGAGGTTCAGATGTGTTCTTCTGTAACAAAAACGAAATCAAAGAAGAATGCGGCTGCGGATGCGGCACCGGCTGCATGTGGTAAGAAAGCGAAGTACGAAATTAACAAAGAGTGTTATTGTGTGAAACATGCAAAAACAAGCTTTTATTTACTACCAGATAGTAAATGTTCTCCTGCTAGTATTAAAAAACTAAAACTGGATGAACTAAAACAGTTAGCTGGTTCCCGATTCATACCAGTCCTTGATTCAGATAACAAGACATCACTGATTAAAAAGATTAATACTTTCTTCTATGAGAGAACCTTGCAACCAATAGCAGCAAAAAAGAGTAATGCAGGCACTACCGATCTAATCACTATAGGCAAAAATCTGAAAACCGAGTTTGACAAAATCGAACATTTCCGAACTGCAAAGCATGTGATTGTGGAGAACCAGATTTCGCCGATTGCAACGAGAATGAAGACAATCCAAGGAATGTTGGCGCAGTATTTTATAATGCGACATGATAACATAAACATCGAGTTCCTATCATCTGCTGGTAAACTGAAAGGGTTCGAGAAGCAGAATGAGAACCTAGATTCCGAATATAAACAACATAAAAAGGATGCAGTTTTCTATTGTTCGCGGTTCTTGGAAACAGAGCGGTATGCCGGTTGGAAACATATACTAGAAACAAAAAAGAAGGACGACTTGGCAGACTGTTTTCTACAAGGGATTCATTGGATGAAACGTGAAAATATTATTTCCTCTGCGTAGAACTTAAACATAATTTATGTATAATAATAATAAAATGGAAGTCATTGATTTAGGCAGCTTAGACTCGATTACAATGAATATCGGGGAAACTAGACAGACTAATTTCGGTGGCGGAATCGAGCTTCTTATGAATGATAAAAACAAGAGTTCGTCATCGTCTACTAGAATCGATTTAGGAGAACTTGACAATTTAGAGAACGAACTAAACGAGCTTTCTAGTATGAATATGAATCCTGCACCCGCTCCTCCTCCTGCGCCTTCAAATAAATCGATTGGCGGTGGTTATTTTGGATTTGGTAAAAATGACACTTCGGCGGATGCAAATGATTCAAAATTGGGCGGAGCTACTGTGGATAGCATCGGTAATACGAAGACTTGGGATGGATTCTCCAAGTTGAATGAGGTTCCTCTGGGAGGTGGTGGTAGTGCTGGTGCGAATTTGAACGAGCGCGAAAAGCGTAGGAAGAAGCGCGTTATGATTAAGAGTTTGGAGCAGTGGCACGAGAAGGGTCTTGTGAAGAATATTTCGCATTTCAATATGGAGTCAAGTTATGAGGAGGTAGAGGACGAGTATGAGGGGGCGCTAGAGGATAAGCGTAAGCGCGATGCAATTAAAATTCAGCAGAACTGGCTAATCACTGCTATTAACACCATCGAATACGGTAATGCTATGTTTGACCCATTCGGTATCTCGCTCGATGGCTGGGGCGAGTCCATTAGTGAGGATATTGATAGTTATGACGAGATTTTCGAGCAGCTCCATGAGAAATACAAGGGTGGTAAGATGAGCCCAGAGCTGAGCCTATTGATGCGTCTTGGATTCAGTGCGAGTGTTATTCATTTCAGTAATAAGGCGCTATCGACCGCAGCCCCCGGATTCAACGATGTTATTAAGCAGTCGCCGGAGCTTATGCGTATGTTTACCAATGCAACGGTTGATTCGATGAAGCAGACCGCGCCCGGTATGGCGTTTGCAAGCGAGCTACTCAATAGTAATAAGCCGACGACCATGAACCGCCCGCCACCTGCGCCCGTGGAGACGCGTAATTTTGCGCCGCCACCGGCTAGCGCAAGGCCAGGGATGCAATTCACACAGAACCGTCCGGACATTGACGCGGGGCGTGGCGCTATGTTCCGTGAGCAAGGAATCGATATTAGTAACACTGCCGCGGAGACCCAGTCTAGATCGGTTAGACCTGAGATGACCGGACCGCGTAACATGGACATCGATAATATCCTATCGGGGCTCAAGACGAAGAATGTCAATATTTCGAATGATGACGACTCTCTAGTTAGTCTGAGTAGTTTGAACGATATTAACGGAACGGCGATGCCGAAGAAGTCCGCCAGACGTCGTAATCGGTCGGACAAGAATGTGATTTCTCTCGACATTTGAAAAATTAAAGAATTTTAACACAAAATATCATAAAAATTGATTCATGTTTTTTCAACTTAACTGTAATCAATTGACAACTAACAACTAACAACTAACAAGATGGAGGCCAAAACTAAGACAAAGACGATTCAGTTCACACCGGAGACCAAACCGGAATATTTTGGTAAGATTAAGAAGCCTGAGCCCATCAAGTGGCAGGTAGATAAGCGCAAGGCGCTCGACGACGGAGTGGAGTGGTATTATAGTCATCTGGGTGACATTCAGGGACCTTGGGACGGGAAGGTCATGCGTAAGTGGCTCGAGGCAGGACACTTCACACCGAGTCTTGAGATTCGCATGGGTTCAGTTGGCGATTTCGCTGAGCTGGAGATGCACTTCGCGAACATAAATGACGCGTTCTGTATACCATCGGAACTGCATCTCTCGCTCCTGTCCATTGGAAACACGACGTTCGCTACATGTTTGGGCGAAAAAATTGAGAACCAATGGCTGCTAACTCAGGGTAAGCAGCGCATTCAATGGGGACAAGCGTCTCGTGAGAGCAAGGTCTACATGGGGGAATACTACGTAGGAAAGTTGGGAGAAATTAACAAGCGGCTACCGGACTTTTGTGGGTTCTGTGGTTCCATGATGACGCCGTCAAAGGTAGGTTCGGTTTGGAATTACGAATGCAACTGTGTGCATTTAAAGACTGAGGCTGAGATTGAGACTGAGACAAAGTTTGGTCGCAAGATGCCGAAGCCATCCGACTTGGACGGAATGGTCAAGCCCTCGGCGTCCGTTCTCTTTGAACAATGCCACAATAATTGTCGCTATCTATTAAAAAATCGTTCTGCTAAGACAGAAGCAAGTAGTGGCAAATTGCAACTCGACCCGACGAGTGTTCTGTTAACTAAGAAACTTCTGGTTGATACCGAGAACCCCTGGCTGTGGAAGGATTGGAGGACGGGTGACGAGAGGAAAATTTATTTCTGGGAGGATGGTACCATATTCAGCGATGGTAGGTTTTTCGGTTATTGGAACTTGAACAATCTTGTAACTGGAATCGCAATGTATCAGCAGCCAGACGATTGGACCACCTTATGTCGCAGCAATCTCTGTGAGAGGATTGAAATAACGCTCAATTACTTTGTTGACGAAGACGACGTTGGAGCTGTCTTCATGTATATATTGGTGGAACACGAGACTGGCATGCATTATTTACAGCAGGACTGTTCATATTTCCAGAATATTGATGGTAAGGTGATGTTGGCGGATGTGTTTGGAAAACCAACAAAGTCGGCGTCTAAGAAGATACTATAAACATAAACATAAAAATTAATTCTGTAAATAACATATTTTTTTATTGCAAACACAAATCCGTCTTGTATCTAGCTCGACATGACAGCATAATAAATATTATTTGTGAAATCAATATAAAGAAGAAGTCGTATAGATAAGTAGGTGGGGAGGCCCACTTCAAGAAAACAAGTAATTATGTGCGCGTAATTAGTGAAAAATTTAACCGGTGTAACTCAGCTGGCAGAGTGTTCGACTTTTAATCGATTGGTCAGGGGTTCGACCCCCCTCACCGGTAATCGGAGGGTGATGCAGCTCACGGAGCAAAAAATCAGGGAACCAAGGTTCCCACGAACCCCCTCCTTCCATTGTGGTTTAAGGATGGGGTCGGAGGTGCAGTAGTTCCCTGCTCAGTTGAGTTCCCGAGTGGTTAAAGGGGGCAGACTTAAGATCTGCTGCGTTAGCTTCGTGGGTTCGAACCCCACCTCAACTATCATCCATCTTTGGGAAAAGTGGAGCCAATTTTTTGGCAAGTGTTTCCTAGTTGTTAAAACACAACTGCCTTTATGGTAAGGAATTTCGTCCGTTTAGCTCAGTTTGGTCAGAGCATCAGTCTTATGAGCTGAGGGTCGGGAGTTCAAGTCTCCCAATGGACATTAGGAGCAGCTTGTGGAGCAGTTTTTATTTAATGTGATTAACTGGATAAACACATATATTAACAAATTTATAACTATTGTTTAAAAAATAAAGGCCAAAATTGAAACAATTTAAATATTAGCTAGAATGTCGTATAATATGCCAAAAATTTTGACATATGAATATGTGAAATCTTATATTGAAAGTTGTGGCTATACGTTGGTGAGCAAAGAATATTACTCTAGTACAATTTTATTGGAGATTGTATGCGGTGTTTGTACAAAAAAAATACACACAAACATTTACCCGTTTTCAAATGGGTTACCGACATCCACATTGTGTAACTTCATTGCCATTTGGTGGATACAAGAGACCAGTAACATTGAAACCAATTATTTGTGTAACATGTAAGAAAGAATTTCAACCAGTAAGTTCCAGGACAAAATTGTGTTCAAGAGAATGTGCAGATAATAATTGTCGGACGGACGAATATAAAAAAGGAGCAGTCATAAATGGACAAAAAGGCGGAAAAGTAAGCGCGACCCGTCAATGTAAGCGAAGTCAAAATGAGATATACTTTTCCGAATTGTGCGCAAAAGAGTTTGAAATTACGACAAACGAACCATACTTCGATGGATGGGATGCGGACGTAATTATCCATTCAGAAAAAACAGCTATTTTATGGAATGGAATTTGGCATTACAAACAGATTGCAAAAACACAATCATTAAATCAAGTTCAAGCAAGAGATAAAATTAAAACTGCTATAATTTATAAATATGGATATATTCCTTATGTAATTAAGGATATGGGAAAATATAATAAAGCTTTTGTGGAGCAAGAATTCGAGATATTCAAACTTATGCGAATTGATATATAAAAGCGATACAGCTTGTGGAGAATTTATCTACCGTGTACTAATGGATTAAGTAGTCATATTGGCCGTGTGAAAATGTGGGTTTGAATCCCATCGGCATTAGGAGCAGCTTGTGGAGCATACTTTGATGTAGTTTAGTGGTTAGAACTAAGTCACGTAAGACTTCAACCTCGGGTTCGATTCCCAGCGTCAAAACGGAGGGGGATACAGCTCAAGGAGCAACAACTCTATTGTGTGCTAAGTAAGCAATCATACAAATATATGTATGAAAATACTGGGTCTCGAATCCCGTCGGTAGAGGGAGCAGCTTGTGTAGCAACGGCAACAGCTCAAGGAGCAAAAAACTCTATTGTCTGTTAAGTAAGCAATCATACAAATATGTATGAAAATACTGGGTCTCGAATCCCATCGATAGAACCGGAGGGGGATACAGCTCACGGAGCAAATTGGATATAGATTGATTAACAATTTATATTCGCCTGATTTGAGAATGAACAAATGATATGATTTATTCCTTATCGGCATTCGGAGCAGCTTGTGGAGCATTTGGTCTCATGATGTAATGGTAGCATACTTGTTTCTGACACAAGATATTCTGGTTCGATTCCGGATGAGACCTATTATCTACTGTGATACTAATGGGTTAAGTATTATGGGCCACTCAGGCCGCATAAATGTGGGTTCGAATCCCTCCAGTAGAACGGAGCAGCTTGCGGAGCATACTTTGATGTAGTTTAAATATAAAACGAGAGGACCAAACTTATCCCTAAATTTCGGTTGGAGCCCGAACATCAAAACTGGAGAGAGGATGCAGCTCATGGAGCAAAAACAAGTCTGATGTGGTCTAGGTGGTTATGACAGGGATCTTTCAAGTCTCTGACTCGGGTTCGAGTCCCGACATCGGAAACAGGGAACCGACGGTTCCCCGCACCCCTCCCTCATGGGAATGTAGTGTGAGATACAGCTCGTGGAGCAAAAGAACAAGTCTGATGTGGTCTAGGCGGTTATGACGTGGAGTTCTCAACTCTAAAACTTGGGTTCGAGTCCCAACATTGGAAACAGGGAACCGTCGGTTCCCCGCACCCCTCCCTCATGGGGATGTAGTGTGAGATACAGCTCGTGGAGCAATTAAGGTTTCTATAGCTCAGCCGGCAGCAGCGTGCGACTGTTAATCGCAAGGTCACAGGTTCGATCCCTGTTAGGAACGTTTGGAGGGGGAAGCAGCTCAAGGAGCAAAAGGAATGGTTAGAGAGATAGCTTAGATGGATAAAGCATGACCAAAAGGTCAAAGTCGCGGGATCGACTCCCCGCTCTCAATAATCAGGGAACCTACGGTTCCCCGAACCCCTCCCTCAGATGAGGATGAGAGGGGATTTGTAGGGGGACAAAGAGCCCTCTACAAAGTTCTTATAGTAGAGCATGTGTTCGTTAATTCAGAAGGTCGAAAAGTTCAAATTTTGTTTGGAACTTTATGGAGGGTGATACAGCTCATGGAGCAAATTTAACAACGGGTTATTTTTAAAAAATAACCAGACACTCACTTGTATAATATTGTTCGGTTGCTCACAGCGAACCCTTTTAAAAGCACTTTTAAGCTCAAAAAAGCAGCCCGAAAGAACAATATCTTTAGTCGTGTAGTATCACATCTTGCAAAATAACAAGAAATAACTGGGGCAGAACCAGTCGTGGTTGGAACTCTGTGGCGCAGCGGTAGCGTGTTGGATTCATAACCCAAAGGACGGAGGATCGAGACCTCCC